ATGATGTTCTCCAGAGTGATTTAACCCCCACCTTAGACGTGGGGGTTTTTTTTGCTTGCACACTATTCCCCTTTGTTGATATACTGTGTCCATCAGCGGCTTGGGCGTCGATGATGTGAGCATCGGTGGCGCCGGCATTGGACAGCTCACGCAGTTGCGCCATGATGTTGGCTCGAGCTTCTTCACTGCTCACGATTACCCGCTGTTCAGACCTCGCAGTAAAGGCAGCTACTTCCGTGACGGTCCCCAGCACCTTAGCCGCAGCAGTGATCTGCCCGGGTTTAGACTCAGGGTCTATGATGACCTTCACCAGAGACTGGATGACCAGTTCGCGCAGGGCAGCGGGATTACGATGTTTCGCTCCCTCTATTGCCAGACTGTAGGCTTCGATCTCAGCGGCGATATCTGGGCGAGCCTTCAGCCGTGACGCTTCGTTGGCCTGCGTGAGCTTCTTCCCCCGGGTGTTGTATGCCTTCCTGTAGGCAGCGGCCCCGGTCGAGCCCTTCGCCACTTCCATGGCAAACGTCTTTTGGGCACTGGTCAACTCACGGGCTGCACCCTTCCCCAGTATGTGGGAAACGGGCACTGTGTCCAGCCCTTCCAGTATCTGGGCTCTTGTCAGCTTGGTGGGGTTTGGTGTCTTACTCATGGGTGCGATGATAGGGGAACAGCACCAGAGCCGCAACGCTTCGCTTTAAACAGCCCCGAGCCTACCTTTCCCCCGGTCAACGCACCGACCCCCGATTTCAACGATAAGAACACTATTGTTCGCAGGGTTTACCCTATTAGGGAAATGGAGGGGTCAATAGAATCAACGACTTACGAGAGTTGGCACGATTCTATTATGCTTATATAGTGTAGGCACCTAACAGTTAGGTCACCTACCAACCTAACAGACAGGAGCGCAAACCATGGCACGCAAAGCAGACACACACCACTTCACCAACACAGCACTTCATCGCGCCTACGACCATATGCGCCACCTTATGCGCAATGACTGGGAGTTTCCGGACGCTTGTTTCAAAGCAGCCAGCACCGAAGGTGTCCCATATGAAACGCTGGCCGACTTCTACGATGAGATGAACGCAGACGCTTAACCCACCACAGGAGCCCACATCATGAATCAATACACCTACATTCTCACCAGCCCCACCGGGCAGCACGACGAAGCCCGATGCACCGCACCAAATGAACTGGTCGCCCGCTGGCACATCGCCAACACCTACACCGGCCACGAAGTGAGCAGAGACCCAAAGCACGTCACAGAGCCGCACCGCTTCGCTGGGGAGATCGACGCCAGCGAACACGGCCACGCCGACATTGTGTCGGACTACTACCGCAGGGCAGCCCGGGCCATGCGCTCAGGGGGCAGCTTCGCCGCTTCAATCGGTGAAGCCTACCTAGTCGCCGACAGCAACAACAGCCAGCGCCTAATCGCAGCATTTCCCGAACTGTTCACCCGCTTTGCAGATTAACCACAGGAGCCCACAGCATGAAAACCGTATACACCCAGCAGGGATACACCGACCGCGCCGACTACCTTGAAGCCTTGTGTGAGGAATACCCCCGCGAGATTGTCCACACACTCGCCGACTTACTGGGCCCGGACGAAGATTTCGACGGTCTGGTTTCCGGCCTTGAAGACTTCGCCGAAGGATATTGACCAACCCCGCCCGCCTAACCAGCAGGCACCAACAGGAGCCACCATCATGATAAACAGCACCGACTACACGGGTAAAGCCTGCACCCTCACCCACAACGGCCAGCCAGTGAGCGCCGGGGAAATACTGGAGGATTTCCGGGGGGACCAGTACCGGGTAACCGGGGGCCAAGCCCCACACAAGCCCAGCAGCAGCGGAAAGATTTACACGGACGGGGGGAACTACTACCCCACCGTTTTCGGATGCCAATGGACACCCAGCAACTAAACCACAAGGAGCCCGCACCATGAAAACCGAACCAATCAAACTTCACAGCCACAGCGCAGCACTCGCAGCACCCAAGCCCATGCGATGGAACGACAGCGGAGAGCCAGCACAGCCCGCAGCAGTCACCGCAGCCGCAGCACTCGCCGCCAAGGTTGACGAGCTGGGCCAGCTTCACGCAACCATAGCCGACATGAAACGCAAAGCCGACAAAATCCGCACCGAGCTGGAAGACGCCGGACTCGCAGACATAGAAGGCCAAGCCTACCGGGTGAATTTCGCCCAATGCGCCGGTAAGACCCTCACCGACTGGAAAACCATAGCCGCCAAACTCAAGCCGAGCCGCCAGCTTATCGCAGCGCACACCACCACGGGCGAAGCCAGCACCCGCATGACAGTCAAAGCACGCCAGACACATTAAGGAGCCAACACCATGAAAAAAATCACTTTTTACACCGACCCCGGTCATGGCTGGGCAGCGGTCCCAATGGCCGAACTTTTCACGCTGGGAATCGCCGACAAAATTAGCCCGTACTCATACCGCAAGGGTGAAACCGCGTTTTTAGAAGAAGACTGCGATTTTTCCACCTACATGGAAGCAATCAAAGGCCAGCCCTACGAGATCAAAGAGCACCACACCAACAACGACAGCCCAATCAGGAATTACAAACGATACGAGGCCACAGCATGAACCGCCAGCACTTCACCATGAACCCAGCAACACCGCACCCGGACAGCGAAGGCGACCCCCAGCCCATGCCACTGGACGAAGCAATAGCCTTCGCCCTTCGGACTCTCAAAGACCCGAACGCTACCCAATGGCAGCGCCAAAAGGCAGCGGACGAGCTGCAATATTCACACGACACACAGGAGCCCACAGCATGAAATACCATTTTATTCAGGCCAGCACCAACAGGAAGACAGGGCCAATCCCACAGACCTACACAGAGCGGGCATCATGCCCCCCGAGCTGCTCACAGTACCGCGCCGCATGTTATGCCGAGGATTACCACACGCGCCTAAACTGGGACAAGGTGCCCAGCAGGGGCACCGACTTGGACGGACTACTCGCAGCAATTAACCGACTCCCAAAGGGCCAGTTATGGCGCCACAATGTGGCCGGAGACCTTCCCGGAGACGGGGAAACAATCGACGCCTACGCACTGGGCCAGATAGTCAAAGCCAACAGAGGCCGGAAGGGTTTCACATACACCCACAAGCACAGCCCGGACGCTATCAAATGGGCCAGAGCCGCCACACAATGGGGATTTACGGTCAACCTGAGCGCCGACGATGTAGGCCACGCCGACCGACTCGCCGCCCATGGCTTGCCAGTGGCCGTAATTGTCCCCATGGACACCCCAAAGCACAGCAGCACACCAGAAGGGCGTTCGGTGTTGGTTTGCCCAGCTCAAACGACCGAATATATGACGTGCGCCCTTTGCGCTTTATGCCAACGGGCAGACAGAAAACAGATTATCGGGTTTCGCGCCCACGGCAGCAAAGCAAAGCAAGCCGACCGCACCGCCCGCCGGGTAATCCCCATCGCCACAGCTTGACAGCGCCAGCGCCTGCCCCGTGACAGGGGGCAGGAGCGGGAATTGTCCCGACTACAGGAGCCAGCACCATGGAAGACCAACAGCCAACCCACGCCAGCACACCGGGCGAAATAATGGATTATTACGACAGCCATTTAAATCTGACCCTTCGCGAACTGTCAGACATGACAGGCCGAAGCATCCCCTATTTGAAGGGCTTGCTGATGCACCCCGAAAAGGTCAAAGCATGACCAACACCGAAGCCGCTTATATCACCGCCGGCCACCGATACGAGCGAGCCCGCACGCCCGGACAAGTGGCAGCAGCCAGCCAGATAATCCGCACGCTACTGGAAGCCGAAAAGCCCCACGACCAGACCGAAGCCCGCCACCTAATCGAACGGGGCAGGCAAGAGGCCCGCACCGCATGAAAGGGTTTACCCTTATATGGCCCTTCCCACCACCGGAAGGGCCAACACCATGGACACCCGAGCAGGTGCGCGACTACCAGCGCCAGCAGCAGCAGACCCGCCAGAACGCGCCGCCCGCGCCGTGGTGACTTGCGGAGATGCTGCCAAATTTTTCAACCCATAGGAGCTTTCGGAGATGCTGCCAAATTTAAACCACCCCCTTACGCTTGCGCACATCGCAGGCGCGAAGGCAACTACACACCAAGCCATGATGGACGCCACAAGGCTGATTCATGCCCTTGAAAAAGACACCGCCGAGCAGACCATTGCGTCTTGCAGAGTGGCTGCGGAAATACTTATCGAAAGGAAGCAAGCATGAAACACAAAAACGTCGAGCTGATCAGCGACAAAGCCGAGCGCGTGATCTTTTTACTGTTGGCCATCTTCTTGGCTGTTTACCTTTACTTGGAGTGACCATGCCCACCTACCGTTTGACCATCGACAGAACCGTGCGCTTTCAGCTTGATCTTGAGGCAGATAGCCGCATGGATGCCCTGCAAAAAATAACTGTCAAGGCTTTGGACTATGATGATCGAGACCTAAAGGAAACCCGTGTCATATCTGTCCAAGAACTCAAAAAGCCTGTTCTCGATTCATTTGATTGAGGGCGAAGATGGCAAGGTGTCTGCCATCGCTGAGATGGTGGGCTCCGGGCCGAATGCCATCGACATCGGATTTGAAATCATGCAAAAGTTGGAACTGGCCTCGCTCGATCACCCTGACCGACTGGCCGTCCAGCCTCTTCAGTATTGCAAGAACTACCAGTGATCACTGCCAGAGACTTACACCACCGACGAAGGTGGTTCTCGGGGTGTACATCTTTTCCTTTCTCTTGAGATAGCTCTTGCGGCTCCTCTCCTCTTGCGTTGTCACGCGCACCGGCAGCGCATCCTCTCCCTCGCCAAGCGCATACACCTTCACCCTGTTGCGGCCATCGCTCTCGTTGGTGTAGCCGATCACGTAGATCAAACCCTGCGCTTTCATCTCAGTGAGAAACCTGCCCGCTGACTTGGGGCAAGTGTTGGCCTTGCGAGCCAGATCGTACCGAGTAACAGGTCTTTCAAGCAGCGCCTTGAATAGCGCAACGGTTTGTACGATGTTCATGACTGCCCCCTTTCGCGAATGCGGCGACTAATGATGTCGGCGGTGGGAGAGTACGTGGGCTTCACGCGCTTGATTTCATCCTCGGCAATGTCAGCGCAGGCCTCTCGTTCTGCTGCGGCAACTAGTGCGGCAAAGCGTTCTATGGATTTGTAGTCGGCAACCATGCAGTCGTATAACTCTGGGTTGTGGTGGAGGTTAAACCCGGCCTCCCCCGCCATGCGAATAACGTCTTCTCTTGTCATACCTTTTCCTTGCGAAACATTTTGTCGAGTGCCTGCGAGCACTTGAACAGACTGGTTGATTGATGAAAGTCGTTGAAGTCTCCGACCGCTTCGCTCATGAAGTACGGCCAGCCGATGGCCTCCGCAGTGTTCTGCCCCGTGCGCGAGAGGTCGTTGTCTGCTACGACAAAACCATTCGGCAGGGTGGCTGCGACCTTCTTCATGTTGCCTGCACTGAAGCAAGTGTAGAGGGTGTAGCGTCGCTTCAATGCCTTCATGGCTGCGCGTATGGACAGAGCCGTGGCGTAGCCCTCGCACAGAATGTTTGGCCCCTTGTTGTCGAAGCAGAAGTAGGCACCAGACGTGCGCTGCCCGAACAAGAACTTCTTCTCGCCATCCTCTTTGATGATCTGACAGCCGACAAGGTGATGGCCTACGCGCATGGGAATGACAAGCAGCAGACCGTCATCCGTCTTCCACACGTTGCCTTGCTCCTCCTTGAATCCCTTGCGCTCGAGGTACGGGTGAAAGCCGATCTGGCACTGGTTCAGGATTGATGCAGCCTTGCGAGCGGCCTCTTGCTGTCTGTCACGAATGTCTCGCGCAGCCGCCTCGACAGCCTTGCGTGCCTTGTTGGGGTCCATCACCGAGTCACCCTCGGCATGCCAGACTTCAATCTCTGTCATGGTTGCGTGGTTTTGAATGAAGGCGTGACTACCCATGTACTTCACAGCCCCGTTGCGATGGGTTGGTTTGTCTTGCGTGGGGTAGCGTTTCCACACACCGATGGGTGGCTCACGATCTACGATCACGCCATGGATGCGGCAAAAGTCAAGTAAGTGCATCTTGCATCCTCCACTTGCAGCCCATGCACCGCTCATCCTTGCGGCCAAGCTCTGTATTGGTGTACTGGCAATCACGCGCCATCTTGAAGTCGATGGTGGTGTCTATCCGTTTGCCGCCCAGCCATCCAGACTGGGCCTTGAGGAACTCCTTGAAGGGTTGCCTGTTGTAGCAGCCGTAGCTCATGCGCCCTCCGTTGCTTTAGCGATGGCGGCGCGGGCTTTTCGTTCACACGCAATCCACTCGTCTACACCAACATCGCCTTGATTTTCAACATGAAACAGCGCATCTTTCAAGGCCTTCAGCAGATCAGGTGCTGCGGCGATCAGACGCGCATCCGCAGGACTGTTGAATATTGGATACTCATCACAGCCAACGATCTCTGTGCCATCTGCCCCAAAAATTCCGGCATTGTCATAGTATCCGGGGCTGACATAGTCGAACGGTTTTTCAACAAATCCGGGCTTGCAATCGTCGTCATAATTTCTGATCCCAAATATCCAAGGACCCGGCGTGTGTTGTGTTGTCATTTCTTGCCTTTCAGTTGTTTTGTTGCAGATATTTTTGCTTTGGTTTCTTCCGAACAAGGAACGCCCTTGTTGTGAGGAACGTAACCAGCCTTAGCAATACTCATCTTCTTTTTTGTGGCATCGGAGTGTCTGTTATTGCCGTTTTTAACTCGCGTTTCCCACGCCTGCTCATAGTGAGATAAAACATCCCGCCACTCGTCAGATGCCAACTTGAACCTGACGCCAAGCTTTCCTTGTCTTTGGCTTGCAACCAAGAACTTGATGCCGGATGGTCTGATCCCAAACTCCTTGGCGGCAGCGGAAAGGCTTTCGTACCTTTTCCCGTTGCTGCAATCAACCTGAACCCTTCTTGGCGCGACAGCACGGATTGCAATTTCGCTTCTGCTTTTCTTCCATGATGCAGATTGGTGCACGGCGTTAAGCTTCTCTCTGGTTTCCGGGTTGCACCATACGTTGCCGACGTAATTGGTGGTGTTGAGAGATGCCTTCATCTTGTCTATGTATCTCTGTTCAAGCTCCTCAAGTAAATCAATCGGGCACTCGCAGATAATTTCAAATCGAAGCTCTCCAGCGTGCTTATTCCATGCAGCCTGAAGCCTTGTGGAGTGGTGTGAGCCACGCCGAAGATTGCGCCTATGCTCAGACCACCTTCTGTAAATGTTGTTGCTGCTCCCGATGTACTTATTGCCTCTCGGGGTTGAGATCAAATAAATTCCACTAATGACTTTTTTGTACGGCATGACTACTTCTTTCCTTGTCCCTTCAAGTACCTAATGAGAGCGGCTTTTATGGCCTTCTCGAAGGCAATGTCGGGAGTTTTTACAGAATCGACCAAACCTCTTGGCCATACACCGAATTTATCACGGTAAGTGGCAAGCGCTCGGGAGTTTGACCAGCCCCCGTACTTTATTTTGTACTGGCACATTGACCACCAGTCTTGCTTGCCTTCCCGAGAGGCCGCTGCTTTCAGCTCCTCCATTTCTCCGGGCACCGATTCCACCATGGATCGCTTCTCGCGGGTGTAGCCGCAGTGCAGACAACTGTCCGACCCGCCAGCCCACAGGTGCCCGCACTTGGGGCACTTGGCTGCTTCCTTTTCCTTGTCGGTCTTTTCCTTCTTGGTCTTTTCGCGTGCGTCATCCAGCTCATGCACGCCGTTGTTGTAAATCTCTTCCCAGTCCTCTTGGAACCTGATGTAGTTGCCTGCATGGTCCAGCCACACCGCAAACTCTTTGTCCGCATAGCCGCGCATCACTCGGCCCATCTGCTGGACGTGAGACGACAGTGACTTGCTGAACGGCCTTGCGCTCACGCCGATCATCACGTCAGGCACGTCGAAGCCCTTGGTTAGGATATCAGTGGCGATCAGGCCGTGAATCTCTGTGTCTGGCTTGCTGAAGTCCTCGATCACATCGCGCTTGAACTCGTCGTCATCCTTGTATGAGATGCTGATGAAGTTGTAGCCCTGCTCGGCAA